TGTAGCATAGCGCGCATCTAATGCTACTAAATCAAGTTCATCTAGGCCTACTTCGCCAGCTCCAATCTGTAAGTTTGTGGATGGGCCCGAAACTTGACCGCTAAATGTTGAAGTTATAGCAAAATATTTTTGATCTCCCCATAAAACAAGATCAGTTTGATCCGTAACCGTACCACTAATATTACCCCAAACAGCATTCGTATCAACCGGGCCTATACCAAAAGCCGGCGCGCTGCCGCCGTATAAAACTTCGTTTGTAGTACCATGCGCTACGGCAAGCCAATTCGTACCGTTGAAATAGACAAGATCACCAAGCGTAGCATTCGTAGGGAATCCTAAGCGTGCCGCTAATGTGTCGAAAGCGTCTTCGGCTTGTGTAGGTAAGCCTTCGTGCCATGACGCTGTATTTGTGGGGCTATAGGCTATCTTAAAGGCATCTATGGCTATAAAAGCAGGAACATTGCCACCAGTAAGAAAGTTGTTGGTAGTACCTACCAGAGTATATGTCCAATTTGTACCATTCCAATACGCAATTTGACCAGTATTAGTACCATCTGAGATTAGCGCTCTGCTTGCCAGGCTATCTAAAGCCGCGGCAATTGTAACAGGCACTGTACCGAAAATCGGTGAATACCAATCGTTGGTATCAGCAGGATCGTATCTAATATCAATAGCAGCGTGTGTCAGAGTTTCAGTAGAATTTGTAGTACAAATCGGAGTTGATAATATTATTGAGGGATCCCTATGCAATGTAAGATAACTATCTAAGGATAAAGGATATTGACGATTAATAGTAGAAACTATGGCACGATCGTATAGATTTACAGTAAGATCATTAGATTGCTGTTGTCTGATTGTACCTACTGTAAGTCTGTAAATAGTTAAAGTAATGTCATTACCGCTATCAAATTTTAATGTACCTGTAATGCTAGTGTTTTCTGGGGCTAGTCCACAGAGTGTCAGATTAGTTATAATAGCATTGGTAACGGTAAAAGCTGAATATGTGCCCGGGGCAAACATAATGATATTATCGTCACTAGCATAAGCCATAGCATTAGTAAACGTTTTATACGGTCTGGAAATAGCACCATTAGCATTTGTATTATCTTGTCCGTTTACACTATCAACAAATATAACATTATTGATAGCCGTAGTTTCGTCAATGTTAAAAAGAGTATCAGACAGATAACCGTCAGCACCTAATTTTACCAGATAACCGGCGTATATCGTCGCGTTAGTGCCTTGAACCTCGTCCGTAACACCGTTAGCCCCGAGTTGCGACAGGATACTGTTTGCAGAAGCGGATGAATTTGATAGCGCATAGCCTAAAATAATGCTAGCGCAAAGAATTAACTTTAAAAATCGTAGTTTGTGACGCATAGCTATAGCCTTTAAAAATTGCTTTATTTTAAAACTTCAAATTAATAATGCTAACCGCTAAAACATTGGTTCCGGTTTTGACACGGATCTTATCCGCGGTCTGCAACAATACATCGTTTAACGGGAACCAAATAGCAGTTGACGCTGTATTCGTGTATGTCCATAAATCGTGTGTAATATCATCGCGGATCAAACTAACTTCACAAACATTTGTTTGCGGGCCTAAAGGAAACGTGGTAATTATAGACGTTATTTTTGGGTGTTCTGCTATAGTTTTTAATACAACATCTACGCTATTTGTGAATGTTGTGGTAATTATTTTTGTATCAGAAGCAGATACAGCCGATGTAGCTGCAAACAAGCAACCACAAAATACTATTACCCCGCATATAAACATACTAATTGATTTCATTTTTATTCTCCTTTAAAAAACTTTTTCCGTATTTTTGATATGCTTCCCGCGCCTTTTCAATCGTTTCTTTAAGATGCATGTTATAGTCACTCCAATTTTTAAGATGCCCAAAAACAAAATGGATATCCCGCACAAACGTATGAAAATAGCGGTCATCTAATGCAAGTGCAGGAAATAAATGCACAGGGAATTCGTGATGCACAGAGTTATTTCTACCCCAAAATGACGCTTTAAGGCCGGTAATCTCGCATTCAGGATGCTTCTTCCTATATCTTCGCTTAGCCTTAGTAATTTGCCACGCAGTATAGGGATGCTGCAAAGAGCGCACCATTTTTAAAATTCTTATTTCCATTATTATCCTACTGTAGCATAAGTTTTAAATTAAATCAAGGAATAAAAAATATTTATTGAAACACGCGCAGTATCTCCAATGTCTAATTTACGTTTAGCACATGAGCCTCTGTTGGGGTTGAAGCCCCGCAGATTTCTGATTGGCATTACGCACGGCGTACTGCCTTCTCGTGGGCCGCTCCGGCCCCGGCAAATAAAACATTCTTGGCCGCATTAATGTCTCGGTCAAGATGTGCTCCACAAGCACAGTTCCATTGCCTTACTGACAAGTTGTTAATGCCTTTTGGTCCCGTTATAGAACCGCAAGCCGAACAACGTTGTGTGGTAAATTTTGAATCAATTGGAATCACCTTCCTACCGCATAAACTGCCCTTGTAGCGGAGCATACCAATTAACTGTGATAATCCGGCTTCGGAAATAGATTTACCGAACTTCCGAGCCATACCTTTGAAATTGTCATCGCTATAATAAATAGCTTTATAGTTCTCTACGAGTTTACGGCTGATCTTATGATTACGATCCCTGCGCCTATTCGCTTGCCGTTCCTGTAATCGCGCTGAAAGTTGTTTTCTGCGGCCGCGCTGTGCTTGTGCATAACGTTCAGCTCCCTTATGCAGCTCCCGTGGATTCTCTATTTTGACACCATTAGACAAAGTCAGCAATGTACGGAAGCCGGGGTCAATGCCTACAGCTTTATCAGTTTCTTGAACAGGGAATGTATGTACGGTATCTATAAATAATGCAAGATACCATCCTGATGCCCGTTTGATAATTCTACCGCATTTAATTTTACCGTTCGGTAGTTCCTGTTTGTGATAGCGTACTTTATCTAGCCCAGGCAAACCTATACGATTATCTTTTGGTGCACGAATAGGATCGGGGAATGGAATACTATTCAATTTATTTCGATTCCCTTTAAGCCGCGGTTTCTTGGCAATTTTCTTAAAACATCGTTGCCAAGCTGTATATGCCTGATTAAGAATTCCCCGCATAATATGAGACGGAATTCCCATGCGTTTTGAGTGGTTCGCTATAAGATTCATGAAGTCAAAATTTGAATAGTATATTTTGTTTTGCGCATCAAGTTTAATCTTTCTTATAGCCCAATTATAAACGCCAGTAAGATTCCAGAGCCATTGTACGAGAATGGTTTCTTGCTTCTTTGTCAATTTAAGTTTGAGTGTTCTAACTATCATTTTCCTTCATAATTCCTATTGTAAATATATTATAATAGTTGTATTATTACCAAATACAATGGCATAAAACTATACTATCGTCAGTTATAAAGAATAAAAAATATTTTTCGCAACCTTCACAATATCACCAACATACAGATTATATTTTTCATATTGACCAGCCGGCAGCTCTATAGCGTGAACAGCGCCCGCAGACTTAGACATATATAGAGTTTGTGGCGTATTCGGCTCATTTATTGGCATATGCTGCTGCTCTAATATAGCGCCAACCTTATCCAAAAATATCAAATCTAAAGGAAAATTAACATCTTTCATCCAGAAAGCAGCAATCTTATCAAAAAACATTCCCCGACCCTCGGGCAGAAATGCTCGGCCTGAAAGACCTATGCGGCGTTTAGATAAGTTATCAGCAATCTCCGCAGAAACTTCACCTTTAATATTACCCTTCTTGCCAATAAATTGCATACGGATAGTGTCATCAGCAGCATTACGCTTAATCATATTTTGGGGCACGCCATAATAATTTAAGTTTCGTTCAATGTCAGCATAATATTTTGGCGTTTCTTTTCTAGATTTACCGCGCCAACGCCGTATAAATTTGGATAAGTCTTGTTTGCCTTGGCCATATGCATGACCGATAATCTTGTTAGCTACTTGTGGGTACAGACGCCGTGACGCCGACGTATTCAAATGCCCAACGCCACCATAATCATAAATAGGGTTATAATCAGCAAGTTTACCTTTCATGTTACCATGATGTAGAAACAATTTGCTTTGTGCAATAAAATCCTGCAGATATTTTTGTTCCTTTGGGTTAAATAGTTTAGGATACCGCTTCAAGTAGTCTTTAGCTAACGTACCTGTAATTTGAACCGGACCATACGCAGACGATCCGCCAGGAGTTTTGCGTAATCTGGTTCTTATAAACTTATTCTTTTCACCACCACTTTCACGCGCTTGTAACGCATTATATAGTTGTGCAGTTGAATAAACCGGTTTAACTGGTGCTTGCCCACGTTTGATTACAGCCTGGGTTTCTTTAGGCTTTTCTAGCGCTTTTGACGTAAGCTTTAGTTTAGTTGTAGTAGGTTTATATAATTTTAACTTCTTAGGCTGCGCGGGCGGCTGCGGCTTAGCGACAGGCACTAGCAAGCTTTTGGCAGCAATATAGTTCATTTTATATTCCGAGTTTTTCTATAGCTTTTATTTTTACCATATATTTGTCGGTTTTTTCTTTAGCTGTTTCTTTTCCTGTTGATTCGGTCCAATTATCTAAGGCCTCGATACGGGCGCGTTTTATATCTGTACGGCTTTTTGTATAGCCCAGTACTGCGCAAATCGTCATTATTGCTCCTATAAGCGTTTGTACCGAACCGACAATTTCTTGCCCTTCCGCGCTGGTCAAGGATGTCATAGTAACGACCATGCCCATGATGGCCGTAATGATTGTCATCCAGCTTTCGCTTGTGTTATACCATTTTTTCATTTCGTTTCTCCTTTTTATTTTTCCAATACTTCTTTCTAGCTTCACTTTGTTTCTTTCTTGTAGTTTCAGGAGTATGTTTCCCTGTTAGTGCTTCGCTTATTTTCTTTTTTACAGCTTTAGGAGTATGTTTTCCATAATTCCAATGTTTATCACTCTTATGCGAATCACTTTGTTTCTTCCTTGTAGCTGCAGTAGGATGTTTTCCATAATTGGAATTTTTATTGCCCTTCATAGCTTCGCTTAGTTTCTTTTTTATAGCTTCAGGAGTATGTTTTCCATAATTCCAATGTTTACTACCTTTATTGGCATCACTCAGTTTCTTTCTTACAGCTTCAGGCCGATGCTTCCCGTACATAGGATTTTTATCCCCCTTCGTAGCTTCACTTTGTTTTTTTCTCGTAGCTTCAGTAGGATGTTTGCCATAATTATAAGCTTTATTCCCTTTATGCACTTCGCTCTGTTTCTTTCTTGTTTCCGGAGAAGGATGACATCCTAATGTTCCTTCTCCCCCATCAGTTTGATTTGTCAACCTTGTACCTGTTGATTTAAAATAAGCAATTTTTTCGATCTCTTCTTTGCAACCATCACCTTCAACTTCAGATAATAAATGAATGATTGGGGAATCATTTTTCTTTAACAATGATCGTATCCAGTTACACCTATGATTTTTTCCGCGCTTTGCTGCGTTTAAATGTGCTTGTAATCTAGTCTTTAATGGCTGTATTGTCTTCCCCACATATCGAATTTCACCATCGGGTGCATTTAACGTATAAATTTTAGTCTTCATTTTTTTAATAGCTCAGTAACATACTCGTCAAGATTTCGATGCAAAATAATGTCGTCCAGCGTATTTAAACTAGGGATCTTATTAAATTGTGCGACAAGGTCAGCGAGATTCTCATTAATAAAATGTTCAACGTTATCACTATTTTCTAGGGACGCTAAACTTTTTCTGATATCCCGCGACGCTGGTTTTATGCCAAATACTTCGTCAAACGGAGTAGGGTATTCATTCTCATTGTACCCGTCTGCTTTTAGAATAATCCTAAGATATTTTTTAATAGGATATGAAAACGGCAGTAATTCTCTATTGAGTGAAATTTCTGTAATCGCCCAGCTCGCTTCTTCTGTCGTCACGGGGTCGAACGCGCTAAAAAAAGGCGCCCCAGATGCCAGCGTATTACATATCCCGCTAAAAGCGTCGAAACGGCGGAAAAAAACATCCGATGTCATAACAACCTGCATTGCTGCCAGTTTATCTGTACTTGGTGCGGGCATTTCGGCCCCGTATTCGTCCCGGGCTTCCAACCAAATTGTCGTAGGGTCCCAGGATAAAAAAATTTCTCCGAAATCTTGTAGCAGAATACTAATCAATACTGTAGCACAAGTTTCAGGATTTTCTAGTGCCATCCTTTTTTCGATTTTATCTTGCATCGATTTCCTTTTTCATATATTTTCCCAATGCTTTTTATGGAATTCTTCAGCCCGCAAAGTTTCGATCCACAGCTTAACTGCTTCATTATGGGATAATTTACGGTTCTGTTTTTGGCTTTCCTTCTTTCTAAACTTTGCGATTGCGATAATTTCGGCTTTTACGTATTTATAAAAATCCATAATAGCCTCCCAGCACTTATAATGTTTCCAAATGTTCCTCCAGCGCAATTTTGTCAGACTGTGAAAGCGCAAAAAGCTTATCAGATAATTTTTCATTATCTATAGTAGTTGCACCTTTTTTCATTATTTCTTTGCCGAAGTCTTCACCCAACACATTTGTAAACACGTTAACCGGCAACTCAGCAAGTTTTGTGGTTGAAAACACATATTTGTCCAATTCTATCATATTTTCGATATCGTCTTCCGCGGTTTTCAAGTTTATGCCAAAAAGAATATCTGCTGGCATTAGAATTTTCTTTCCGTACTGCGACACTAGATTAGCATCTCGATCAAACGCTTCCAACACCTCAGCGATTTTATCCAGGTTTTCCCCAAGTTCTTTAGTAGGAGTTGAAGCAATCATTTCGTTGATATTTGCGAGTGCAACGGCTGATTCTGCGTCTTTTGTCAAATGTGCACGCTCAAGCAATTCATCCATTAATACTTCTTTCTGTGGTATGCCATAACCAGCTTCTTTAAGTACAGCCTGGTCGAGCTTATCTTGCTCAATCCCGTACTCTGCTGCCTTATCCATAATTTTTCTGGCTATGTTACGTCTAATATTTAATGGATATCTTTGCCTGTAAGAACCGAAATATTCCGCAGCTTTCTCGACACCCCGAGCATCAAACATTGGATATTTCTTGTCAATGATTTCGCCATCTTTACGTAAAATCCAGCCATAATTCTCATCATTATCTTCCGGCTTAGCTTCAATAGTTTTAACATTTTTCTGTATTGCAAGAGCAATTTTATCAATATCCTCTTTAATATCAAATACATCCCCAGCCGTCTGAATAGTGTCCCAAACCAGTTTTTTCTCTTCCGCGACCTTATATGGAAGACCTTGCTCGGTAGCATGTTTCGAGAAATAAGCAGCCGATAACCACGCAGCCGGCGCGCTGTCCAACGGGTATAACCGGCGTACAGGATCCGCAAATAGTTCGTCTGCAATTTTAATTGCATCTTCTTTGCTAGGCATAGCGTAGTTCATTACGTAGTCAGGAATGTCAGCCTCATGTGCATTCCCAATTTGTATCCAACTTTTAAACGCATTATCATGTAGAACGTCCATAAAAATCTCCTTTTTTATTATTCAAAATAGTATTGCACAATCGGACAAATAAAGCAAGCAAAAAATATACTACTTTTTACTTGCAAATTTCAGCCCAATGTTGTACAGTTATTAA